GCTTGGGACGAGTGGGACGTAACACCCCCTGAGATTTCTATGGGTCTACAGTGGCTGCTAGAAGATGAGGGTAAGCTCTTTCTCAAAGAAATGCCCGGTAGCACTAAAGACAAGCAAATCACTCCACATGAGCATTTTAGACTTGTAGCTATTGGCAACACACAGGGCCAGGGCGACGACACAGGCGCACACGCAGGTACTAACGTACAAAACTCAGCTACCTTAGATCGTTTTGGTACAGCAGTCTACATTGGCTACCTTGATCCTGCTATTGAGGAAAAGATGCTTATAAACAAGTGGGGTAGGGTAATCACTGGTAAAACAGCCAAAGAACTTGTTAAACTCGCCAACCTTGTCCGTCAAGGCTACCAAGCTGGACAGTTCAACTTAACCATTTCTCCTAGGTCACTGTTTAGCATCTGCAAAAAGCTATCACACGGCTCTACCCTAAAGAAAGCTTACAAAGTGGTTTACCTCAACAAGCTCAACGACACACAACGCAAAGTTGCTGACGAGCTGTTTATCAAAATCTATGGCAAAGATGTAACCTAAAACTTAAAACCACAAGGCTCTCCTTCGGGAGAGTTTTCCATTTTAAATTTTAGAAAGGACTCCATGAAACAAACTCCTAAATCATGCAGTTGTCCAGCGTGCAAAGCTGGGAAAACTACTAAAGGTGGTAAGTACATGATGAATAGAAAAGAACGCTCTATTCGTACAGCATGGAGAAACCAACGTACTAAAGAAAACCCAGTAGTATCCCCAGCACCTAGTGGAAACTACTTTGATTGACTGCAAATTTATAAGGAGTAAACATGGATGTATCTACTTTATGTGTAAATTTGTTAAATCAACTTAGCATTAGAGGTTCAACTGCTAATTCAAAATTAAATGGTTACGCTGAAACTGTATGGATGTTCAATGAATATGAACTTAGAGAGTACACAAGCAACGTAATTACTGCAATTGTTCCTGAATTACTTGACGCTATACAGTCGTTAAAACATGATTGACCGCAAAATTATCTTAGCAAATGCTCCTAGTAACATTGGAGATCAGGTGCATATCAATCATGTGGGATGTCCAGCAGGTAACGACACAAAGAAACGTCTGTACATCAAACGATCTGACCGAGGACTAGTAGCGTACTGTCACCATTGTAACGAAGCTGGGTTTGTTATAGACAACGATGACCAAAGACTTGGTACTTGGCTGTTTGAAAAATCAAAAAGTGCTGGCACAAAAGATGCTCCTACTATAAAGTTCGGCCCCCTTAGCATTGAAGGTATGGTTTGGTTGCGTACTAACCACTGTAATCCTTTGGATACAAACTTTACTGGTGTGCAAGGACAAAAGAACAAAGTGGGTTTGTATTTGTATGACCCTAATGGAACTGTTATTGGTTGGCAAGTTAGAAACTTAGTACTTGGTGCAAAGCCTAAGTATTTAACTTCTTATTTCAATGCACATACTAGTCAAGGAGATGCAAGTTGGTTTTACAACGGAAGTAAATACTTAGTTATTACTGAAGATTATCTTAGTGCTTACAGAATATCTAGAGATACTAATTTTTCATCTGTAGCGTTACTTAAGACTACTGTGTCAGACAAAACTTTGCAGCAAATACATGACTTAGAGTTTGACAAAATATTTATTTGGTTAGACCCAGACAAAGCAGGAAAAGAAGGAGCAACTAAAACACACAAAAAACTAACACATTATTTACCTAAAAAAACAATCTGTACAGTTTTGAATGCTCTTATAGAACCTAAAGAATGTACTCCAAAAGAACTGCATACATTTGCTGACGCTGAAGGATTTTAAATGGATTACGACATACTTTTTCTTTGCGCTCAAAGCAAAGAAAACTTACAAAAATACAGGCGGTACATCAAACCCCATGTAGTTGTAAAAGAAACCAACATTATTCTTGATGGTATGGATAAATACTACAAAACATTCCCAGGCATTACAGACTTTGCATGGGATTCGTTTTCAGCGTATTTAATAGCTGACCAAAGCAAACGGTTAACTGACGATAGCATTGTCAAACTTCGTATGACATTGACTAAAGCTAAGACGTATGAACCGCATCATGCACATGAAGAAGTAATTAAAACTCTTATTGAGTTGGACTACTTAGCTCAAATTATGGAAGAGTGTGAAAAAGTTAAAGAAGGCTCTAGTGACCTTGAACACGTTCATATCCTAGCTACCAATGCCCTTAAAGATGTGGAGAGATACATTGAAAAAGATGAGTTGTTTGTTTCTGCTGATCTTTCTAGCATCGCGGATAGGATTAGTAGCTCTGGCTATGAATGGCGTTTGGATGCCCTCAATCGTTCTCTTGGGCCTCTTCGTACCGGTAATTTTGTTATTGTTGCTGCCCGAGTAGAAGTAGGCAAAACTACGTTCTTAGCAAGCGAGGTTAGCTACATAGCACAGCAATTACCCAAGGATCAACCTGTTGTGTGGGTTAACAACGAAGAAGAATCTTCTGTTGTATTCTTTCGTATTGTCCAAGCAGCGTTAGGTATTGAAAGCAAAGAAATGATTGCTGACTCTAAAGCTGCTATGGCTGCATACACAGCCCTTATGGGCGGTAATAAAAACAAGATTCGTGTTACTAAAGACACTAATCATGTTCGTGATCTAGAGACTTTGTTTAGAGAAGTCAATCCTGGATTAATTATCTTTGACCAACTAGACAAAGTTGGTGGTTTTAAGGAAGCTGAACGTGAAGATATTACGCTTGGAAAAATCTACAAATGGGCGCGTGAACTTGCTCGTACTTATGGGCCTGTCATTGCGGCTTCTCAACTTAGTGCTTCGGCTGTCGATCTTAAAGACCCTCCGTTTATCGGAATGGATGCTCTCCGTGGAAGCAAGACGGATAAACCGGGTGAAGCAGACGCTGTTATCACACTTGGCAAGTACAAAGAACCTAAAACTCCAGAAGAAGAAATGATTAGAACAATCAATGTTCCTAAGAACAAATTACCTGGCGGTGGTAGCAAACAAATGGAATCTGAACGTCATGGTCAGTACCTTGTAACCATTGATCCTATTCGCGCACGCTTTGAGTAAACACAATGTCAGCACTTACACCACTGTTTGTAGCCATTGACGTAGAAACTACGATGAATGGCAATGAAGACATAGGGCTATCACACCCTATGGACATAAATAACTATGTTGTTCTTTTTGGGCTTACCAATGTAATTGGTGGTTCAATAGTCACTAATGACCCAACTACTTTTCATAAAGCAATTGCAGGCCATACAAACACAACGATTTGTGGTCACAACATATCGTTTGACCTTATGTATCTGTATAGGTATGGATCGTTAAAACATACTTTGCAAAACTACAAGTTGTGGGACACACAACTAGCCGAATACATCTTGTCTGGGCAACGTACTAAGTTTTCTAGCTTAGATGAGCTGTCTATTAAATATGGCTGTCCTGTCAAAGATGACACTATTACTGCTTACTTTAAAGCAGGTATTGGGTCTGACAAAATTCCTCGTGAGGAGCTTGAGCCTTACTTGCACAAAGACTTAAAAAACACTTGGTCTATTGCTATCAAACAATATGAGATTGCAGAGCGTCAAGGGCAACTAGCTTTAATTCAAAGTCAAATGCAAGCATTGCATGGCACAACAGAAATGATGTACAACGGCTTGCACATTGATAAGAAACGACTAGACACTTACACTGTTGAAGTTGTTGACAGTTTTGTTGATGTCAAATTGAATCTTGAGGAACTTGTTGCAGGACTAATAGATGACATTAACAGTCCTAAACAATGGAGTCAATTTTTCTTTGGGGGTACTAAACGTGTCAAAGTTAAAGAAGAAGTAGGTGTTTACAAAAACGGTAACACCAAATACAAGCTTGTAGAAAAGTCTGTAGAAATTAAGCCTGCTATTGCTTATGTTCCTGATCCCGACAAAGTGTCTGCAAAGACAAAACAAGTGTCAGTTGATGAGTCTGTGCTTAGCGATATGCTTAATCACACATTTAAACCTGACATTGTTGCTATCATTAAAGCGTTAATGAAATATCGTGAGCTATCTAAACAGCTATCAACGTATGTGCAGGGTCTAAGCAAACACGTTATTGGTAATTTTATTCATGGCAAGCTTAACCACACAGCTACAGTCACAGGTCGGCTGTCTTCAACCAACCCTAATTTACAAAATATTAGTAATAACCCTATAAAACAAATCTTCGATTCTCGTTATGATAACGGACTCATTGTTGAGGTTGACTTTAACCAGCTTGAAGTAGTTGCATTAGCCCATGTTACTAGAGACAAACAACTTATTGCAGACATTTCTGGTGGAGCAGACATCCACTCAGAACTCTACAAAGATATGTTTGGAAAATATCCAACAAAAGAAGAGCGCAAGCCCTTTAAATCACGAACCTTTCAACTCATATACGGTGCAGGTGCTAAAGCTATTAGCAAACAAGCAGGGTGCAGCATTGAAGAAGCTAAAAAATTTATTGATGTGTTTTACACTCGCTACCCAGATGTGGCTAAATGGCATGAAGAATTTGCACACGACATTGAGTCGTCATCAAAGCATCTAACAGATTCAACAGGTTTAATGGAGAAGTTTAAAACGTGTGTGTGGGTCACTGAAACAGGTCGTAGATTTACGTTTGCTGAGTACTACAGTGAAAGTACTTGGTCACCAAAGATGTACAACTTTAGTCCCACAGAAATGAAAAACTATCCAATTCAAGGTTTAGCTACTGGGGATATCGTA